GCCAGAGGTAGTGTTGTTTACCCACTCGGCTGCTGCCTGCTTTGCTGTTGCTTTATCTTTTATCTTCTTAAATCCTACAGGTCCTCTGACGCTTTTCTTTGGTTGCATTGGCATTATACTTTCCCCTTATCCGTAAGTTTCTTGCCATTGCTCTGCAAAGGCTTCGTCTAGATTAATTGATACTTTTCTTGCTGACTGTGCTCTGGTAGCCCAACGGTTATTTGCATACCGAGCCATATTTGAATTTTGTTGCATGAACTCTCTAGCTCGTAATACTGCAAACCACAACGCCATGACGGTATCCGTCTTGCCTCTAGTGTTTGGTTTCCAGGTTATTAGTTGCTGCACTAACGCTTTCATTCCCTCTGAATCTGCTGTTGAGGGAAGTTCGATAGTGTTGTTGCCTTGGAACTTACCATCACGGACAGTCCCGAAAAGAGTAGACATAGATGCTACACCGAAGTTAGTATCCCACTTGTTCTTGCCAGTAAAGTGAGCCTCAAGGCGAACACCATATAAGGATAGCCATGAGCGCAAGTCCTCATCAAGAGAGTATGCCTTCTGGTGAGCGTTGATTTCAACCCTGAACTCCTGGGGCTTATACTTAAGGACAAGGTCCTCAATTGCTTGACGAATTTTTTGGGGGTTAGGTTCTGTCATATTGATACAGTCTAAAATATAAATTTTGGAATCTACCCTGTTGTGGGTTATAACTACAAATGCAGCGTTACCTGCCATAGCAGGGTCAAAGCCTATGATTGTGTAACCTTCTACTGCAGTCGGATGACCCACCGCCCCTTGCTTCAACGGACCGCGTCTACGTGAACCATTCAAACATGCTTGAACCAAGGCGGGCGGGAAGATAGAATCTTCTTCGACATCCTCCTGCTGATATACCAGTGCCCAGGTAGATGGAGTTACTTCGCCTCTGCGGCTGTGTAAGGTTGGACCATCCCACTTAGGGTAGAGCCCGTTCTCGTCTGGCTCAGTATCCTCATCGCCATCCCAAGGACTATCTGATTTGTTCCAAAGCGTGACCCACTTATCTGGGTCTTCGTCATACTCTAAGACTGCTGGCATACCCATGTATGTAAATGGGCATTTGCCCCCAGACCAATATTTAGGCTCACGTAATTCTTTATAGAAGTCAGTTGCGGCAATTCGAGTGCCAACGATTAGTAACTTACCATTTTTGCCCAGACGGGTAATAACTTCTTTCTGAAGCCAGTCAATCTGCTTTTCATACTCATGGGCGTTAGATGTTGTTATACAGTCATCTAGAATAATTAGGTCAGCTCGAGCGCCGTAAATCTGTCCACCCATACCTAGTGCCTGGAGGGTTGGGTCCTTCTCGCTTGAATTACGCGCATCACCCCCAAGGTAGACAGTATCAACTCGCCAAGTATCAGAGTCTGATTGCCATCCCTCCGAAGGTCCGTAAGTTGTTTGTAACTTTAACCAACGCGGGTGGCTTAACCGTTGCTTGATTGCGTACACGAATTCTCGTGCCTTGAGTAATGTCTTGCTGACCACGATAATGCGGACATTTGGATTGAGAGCAATGCGGTAAGTCGAGTAGTTTACCGTTATCACGGTACTCTTGGCATGTTCAGGGGGAACGTTAATTAGCAGCCGAGACTGCTGTCCCTTTTCATACTTCATCGAAGGATGGAGCCAGGAGGGTTCTCTCCCCTCTAGAAGGTCAATCCAGTCTAGATGGTGGGGAAAGGCTTTTTGGTCAAGAAAGATTTCTGAGAACTGAGGGAAGGTAACTTCGTCCTTCGCCACACCTAAGGATTTGACGGATTTATTCTTAGCGTCTTCCTTGGCATCTATTAAATCACTGGCAAATTTTTTGTCCCTAGATATCCAAATACGAACTGTATCTGGTTTTTTGCCAGATAGTTCCATAGCTCTGTGGGGCGTATGCCCCTCAGCTACTAGAGCTAAGACTTTTGCCTTTGCTCCTGCCATAGCCTCAGAACGGGGGTTATTAACCCCTTTTTGGAAAGTCACAGAGATGTCCCATCTACAAACTATTTGTTTATTACAGTTACTGTAACAGATAGTAGATACAGTCTGTAACGCAAAGGCCTGAAGCCTTTGCTACTGTTAGGCAGCAAACTGCCTCTATATATACTTAATCCGTTCAACAGGCCAAAACGAACACTTTTTTGGCAAAGTGTTATCTACATCACAGGAATAGGTAGTTATCTTTAATAAACCATTAAATAACCTATCCTGTAACGGGGCACAGTTGTACCAGAAAATAGTTGCCACAGATACTAATACTACTCTCCAGGCATATTAAACAGTCTGGGGTCGATGAAGCCGACCGCCAGCCCATTTAATGCTGTCGCCTGTCCAGTACAGCGAAGACTGTTGCCGTACAGACTGCCTGGCTAGGCTTCTGAACTGCGCCCAGCATAGACAGTACCTGTCTATCCTGTTTAATAATAAATATCTCTGAGCCGATGGCTCAGGCAGGAACCCAGTGGTTCCCGCACCTTCCTTACCCGTTGAGCCAGAGGCTCAAGGCTCAGTGGAGCCAAGGCACGGGCCCAGAAGCCCGCAAACGCCACAGCAATCTTTGGGTGGACTGTGAGAATGACTGCGCCAGCCGTAGGCATATGTCTTCACAATTCTATTTCTTAAATAGAAATTGCTCGCCACATTGAGCCACGCTGTTCTCGTCACTCGTTGCGCCATTTCTCGGCGCTATGCAAGAGCCTACTCGGATTTTGACCCAGTCAATTCAGCCGAAAAGATAGAACGGCTGAATCGCTAGAATATAACTTTTTGACAAAGTTTCTGACTAGGAAGCCAATCATGGCTTCCAGCAAAAATTTTATCAAATAGATTATATTCAGACTGTGACAGGGGATTGCCATTGAAAAGATTCCAGTCAGGACTCCTATCAAAATCACATAGATTTGGCTGTCTTTGGGACAGCAAAATCTATTTCGAGTTCGTGTTTTCATGTTTTAACTACAATGGTTAAAATTAGAGCAAAGGATAAAAATGGAAGTGTATAAGAAAGGTAGAGAAAGTGCTGGAGTAAATTGCTATGTTGGTAGGGGTAGTGAGTGGGGCAATCCCTATGTAATTGGTAGAGATGGTGATAGGGATTTAGTAATTGCTAAGTTTGAAGCATATGCTGAAGAAAGAATTCAGGCAGAGCCTGAGTGGCTGAAGCCACTAAAAGATATGGATGGCTTGGTTTGTTATTGCGCACCGCTTAGGTGCCATGCTGAGATTTTAATAAAGTTAATGTAAGTTCACCCTCTCTCAAAGCGAGAGAGGGATTCACAAAACAAAGGAGACAAACATGACCGCATCACTCGGTATCAGCACAGATACCAATTGCTACGAGTGCCGTATCATCCAGCAAGACGCAGAGCAGGGCTATACAGGAATGACCTGTATGTCGTGCGTTGAAGAGAAAGAAGGTTATGACTCAGTCATTGCCCACGCGCTAGTTGAAGAGGGTAGTATCCAATATCCCCGCCAGCTCAGCCTCATCTCAGACGACCCTTCAGGTCACGACTGGACAGGTGCCACTACCCGCCTTCCTAAGCCAGTAAGAAATTGGGCGGGCGAACTGATTGAGTTCAGAGAAGAATATCTCGAACCAATCACTAACCTAGCGGACAGACTGTTCGACATTGACCTTTGGATTCCCCCAATGTATGACATCTGTTCAGACTGTAACCTACAGATTCATCGCCAAGTTGCCTGCCCAAACTGTAACTAAGTTTCACCCGAAGGGAACTCCCTCTCGCGTCGAGAGGGAAGATTCCCACTCAAACCTAAACTAAGGAGAAAACCATGTCAGCGATGACCTTCACAGCAAATCAAGCGCTTCTCAAATCCGTTCGCCACTATGCCAATGTATCTAAAGGAAGCCTAATCATTCGTAACCTTGAGACAGGAGACGATGGACAACTACGAGCACGCTTCGTAGCATCACGCCAAGTAACCTTCATCACACCTGAAATGCTAGCATTTGCCAAGGCAAATCTAGCACCAGACCAAGAGTACTTGGTCAACATCACAGGATATGAAACCTCAACACCAGACAAAAAGATTAAAGATAAGTGGTACGAAAACAAGATAGTATCTTCAATCAAAATCGTTGAGGACCTTAACTAAAAAACCAGGCGGGTGGTGGGCTCAGGCTCATCACTCGCCTTTTTTTTTGCCAAGAACAGAACCAAGAACAGAACCAAGAACAGAACCAAGAACACCCCGCCAGGGGGCCTGCTCTGTAATGAGGCGATGAATCGCCATCATTCCATAACAGACAAAGCATCGCCCCGTTGGGGCGACAAGGCATCGCCCCGTTGGGGCGACAAAGCATCGCCCCCTTCGGGGGCGGGGGCTGTCCAATACGGGACTCTCTGTGTCGAGTAAAAAACTAAGGAGACAAAATGTTTACACTGTTAGATGTATCTAAGATACAAGAGCAGAAGTATTCAGTAACCTCAATACCCTGTCCTCATTGTAATACAAGTATTACATTAGAGATAACAGGCAGACAACTATGGGCATACAATAATAATCTTTCTATCCAAGAGGTACTACAAGATGTAGATATGTCAGTCCGTGAACGCTTTATGACTGGTATTTGTGGACCATGTTGGGATAACCTATTCACCTCAGAGGAAGAGTAACAAGATGATAACAACTTTAGATTTAATAGCAGTATGTATTGCTTTAACTGCCAGCATAACTATAATGTTAATGATGCTATTTAGAATCAGACAGCTAGAGACAGAGAGCCTGAACCTTCGCCGTCTGCTTCGTATTGAAAAAGAAAATCGATAGGAGATAACATGTCATATAAAGAAAGATACTGCGATAAATGTGAGGCCACTATTATGGTTAAAGAATCAGACAACGGGCCAAAGTATTACTGCCAGACCTGCGCTTGGGCTAAGTTTGGTTACACCTATACGGAATCATACGAGTCCAAGTGAGCCACGAACATCATTGGGAATGCACTGATATCCCTGGCGTGTATAAATGTATTAATAAATCAGAAGATAAATGCAAAGCAAAGCGTACCTATGATAGGGATACAGAAATGTATACAGTTATGTATACATACAAAAGATTAGGGGCATCAGTATGAGTGAGCCCGAATGTAATTGTAATATATGTAATTGCGATAATAAAGATAACTACACCAAAGAAAATAGTACTTGCGAAGATTGTTTTAGGGATTGCGTAATTACTACGGGAGAAGAAGAGAGAGAGTAATGAATAATTGGACTAAGTATGATTATCTATGCACTGATTGTGATGCTCTTGTTGAGATAACTACCCTGCAAAATATTAGGGAATGGAGAGGCTGGTGCTCTTGTGGTTCTCCTAATCTAACTAACATTGGTGTGTCGGATGCAACGGTATATGAGAGGGATAGCTTAAAACAATATGTGAGCAATCAAATAGACACCATAGAAATGCTAGATAATTTTAAGAATCAAACAGGCATAGTCATAGACTCTTTAGATGTAATGAAAGTCGCACGAGAATATGAGTGAGCCACGACTAGAAGATGATGTAGCACTAGGCCTTGACCCTAGATGTAATGAGTGTGACGAAAGACACGATGAAGATAACTCATGCATATCTGAATCAACTGACCCTGACCAAATGTGGTATGACATGCACGATAAATAAGGAGATATAAATTATGTTTCCCATGACACCCTTTGAATCCTGGCTATTAATTGGTAGTATGTTTTCTGTAATAGTAATACTAATACGGAAGTATATGTGAAGAAGATACTGGTAGTAGCAGGCATATGGACAATAGCATTGGGAACAGTAACAAGTGGAATGAACAATCAAGAAACAATAACTATAAATAATACGGGATGCCCCAAGTCCAAGGCACAACCTGATAGAAAGAAAGTTATATGGACGCAAGAACTATCAAAATCTTATGCAAAAATTCAGATGAAACTACACTATCCTAAATGGGATAAGGCAGAGCATCAAGCGTTAATGAAATTATGGGGCAAAGAATCTGCGTGGAATCACAAGGCAAAAAACCCAACAAGCACAGCCTTTGGCATACCCCAATTGCTTGACCTCAATACTAAAACCCCAGCCCCGCGTCAGATTGAGCGGGGGCTGGAGTACATCAAGCACCGTTACAAAAAACCATCAGTAGCTTGGGCTCATTGGGAGAACAAGAACTGGTACTAACATGTAAGGAGACAGCAATGGCATCATCAGCAATGCAAGTTAAAATACCAACAACCAAAATCATATCTGCTCTAACTAAAAAGTTAGAACAGGTAAAGAAAGCCAAGGCTTCTGAAGCAATCAATGAAGCAGCGTACCAAAAAGAATACAAGGCTTGGGAAAAGAAAGTCCAAGCTTATGCTATTAAAAATATATCTAAAGCCACAAACTTTAGAACAAATTACCGTGAGTGGCAGAACATAATGAACATTGATTATGATGTTCCAATTGCTAGAGGTACAATGAACTCACCAGACAGAGACTTTGAGTCTATGCCTGACCATGTATACAAAGAAATTATTGAAGAGATTACCAATGCTCTTAATATTTTACATATGACTGAAGAAGAATATGTAAATGCATCTACCATGAAATACATTTCTAAGTATCTATAAGGAGACAATAATGCAAGCAACAATTAATGACCGACTCGTTGAGTTGGGTACACTAATAGACAATACAGACACAGCAGTCCAACGCAATGGAGTAGAGATGGTTGAAGATTTCTTCAACACACATAATGAAGGAGACAATGTAGATGTAGATACAATCGCGCAACTACTGTTCTACTTAACAGATATACAAGTGCGTGATTATGCTTTAGGTATCTTAAATCCTACTGAGCCAGTACAATATATGACAGCACTTAACTTACTAATAAAAGAAGCACCAATTAATACTGCATATATCAATGCACCTGCTGCGTTGTTAGCAACAATGCTTTATGAACTAGATGATACAGATGCAGCCTTTACTATGTTAAATAATGCGGAAGATAACTATTCATTAGCACAGTTATTGCGCCGTGTATTTGCAGCAGGTTGGCCAGGAAGTTCATTCACAAGTATGCGTAAGCAAGTGCATCCTTTAGTAACAGCAAGTATCTACGAGACAGAAGTGGTGGAGTAATGACAACAGCAACAGTAACAACAGTACCAAAAAAGAATCAATCAGCCTTTGCCAGAAGTGGCACGGCAGTAGAAGCAACATCAGCCAGTGATGTAGCCCGTCAAGCAGGTCTTGATTGGTCTGTATCACTACATGATTTATCAGCCAGTTATACAATACCTGGCAATGAGGCAGCAGATATGCTGCCCATCAAAAATAAATTAGCAGTAGTAAAAACTACAGCGTTAGGTGAGACAGTTCCAATAGGCGTAGTAGGTAAACGCTACCAAGTATTTCAAAATGGAGAAGTATTCTCTGCCCTTGATTCAATCATTGACTCAGGTCAGGCACGCTACTCAGCGGCAGGAGAGTACGATGATGGAGCAAAGGTATGGATGCTACTTCAGTTACCTGATGAGATGGAAATTAAAGGCGACCCACATACAGCCTTCATCTTGGCACGGACAAGCCATGATGGTTCATCATCTGTAATCATACGCCCAATTATCGAACGACTCTTCTGCGCTAATCAGATTAATAAAATATATAATGGAAGAAACAAACTTACATATACCTTACGACACACAAGCAATGCACAGTTAAACCCTGTAGAAATTGCTAACATTATGCAATTGACACGGACTAACATGGAAATGTATAGTGACTTATCTACACTGCTAATGGAACGGGAGTCTACGCGTGGGTATGCGGTTGAGTATTTCAAAAAAGTCTTTCCACTACCAAGTAAAATCGAACTCGCTCCCTTTGACATGCTATCCAAAGGAGAAAAGAGTGCGAGAACTCGTGCTCTATCAGCACGAAATCTTGCGTTCAACATCTACAACGACTCTCCTACTCAGGCAAATATTCACAACACTGAGTTTGGATTATGGCAATCGGTCATTGAATACGCAGACCATCACCGTCAAGGTGGCAGTACCAAACTTGCCATCTCGTCAATTGAAGGTAGAAGCGATGGCTTAAAAATCAGAGCGCTAGAACTATTGAAAGTTTAAACAACCCCAACGAAGGAGACAACCAATGGAACAAATATCAGTAACAGTAGATGGTGCAACATACCATCATACAACTGAGTCACTTGCTAACTTAATCAAGGAAGCAAACTCAAACAAAGAAAGTCTTGCGTATGCCAATGCAACATTAAGCGGGCAGCGTCAAAGAATATCTGACATATGTGGGAATGTGTATGAACTATTCTCATCTAACTATGAGTCTGGCGATGCCCATGTAACCGTACCTGTTGATGATATCAACGAACTGCTTGAGTATATGGGTGCTGATACGCTTAAGAAGCTATGGTCAGCAACAGTTCAGGTTAATGTAACCCTCAATGATATAGAAGCATCTAACCAAGATGAAGTTGATGCTCTTATCCAAGACTACCTAGAGGTTAGTTGGACTTCAGAAGGACATATGGATGTAGACGATATAAATGTCAGAGATATATCAGAGCAATAGATTTCCACATACATGGATATCAATCCATAAGCGTGGATGGTGCATGCCTTAGCCTTTCGGCAAATCCGCTGGGTTGTCCCGCCAGTTGCACACACGGGACACCCTAAGTGCATAGTATTTAATCCTTTATGCTATGCTTATGGGACTGAGGTAAGCCAGTATTGTTGTCTCCTTACTGGTCTACCTCACCAATTGGAGGCAAACGAATGGCAATAGAACGAGATAAATACGGAAGACCTATGATTCTTCCACCTAAAGGAAAAGAAAAAGTTCCCTATACGAGAGCTACTACTATTGCAAATAGTCTTGATGATGCATCAGCATTAGTCGCTTGGAAAATGCGGATGGCAGCAATTGGTTTAACCACTCGCCCTGATTTGTTAGTAGCAATTATGGATGCAGGTGAAGATAAAGGTTTAATCAATGCACACATGGAAGAAGCGATGGATGCAGCGGGTGCAAGTAAAGCAGCCACTATAGGAACAGCACTACATGCGCTAACAGAGCGCTTAGATTTAGGGCAGGAACTTGGAGAAGTACCAGCTCAATGGGTACCAGATATAAAAGCATACGAAGAAGCAACCAAAATGTTTAAGCATATATTTATTGAACAGTTCGCTGTCTTAGATAAATATAAAATAGCAGGAACACCAGATAGAATTGTTGAATACAAAGGTGAACTATTCGTTGCAGATTTAAAGACAGGTAGGATAGACCACCCACATAATATTGCTATGCAATTAGCAATCTATGCTAACGCTTTACCCTATGATACTGACACGGGACACCGTGGAAGTTGGGGTGGTGTTAACAAAGAGAAGGCCATCATCATACACTTACCAAAGGAAACGGGAACCTGCAAGTTGGTATTCGTTGACATCAAAGAAGGATGGAAAGGTATAGAGTACGCGATGAAAGTTAGAAAATGGAGAGACCAAAAAGGTCTAACAACTCCACTAGATTAAGGAGATAAAGTGCCTAGCACAGAAGCACCCATCAGTATAAATATCAAATCGCCAGGAGGAACTGGCGTTACATTACGAGCAGAATCTGCAGAAGAATTTGCAGATATGGTTGCTCAAAATATACACATCATTGCAGATGCAGTGAAAGAAGTTGAGAGTGCAATCCGTGGCACAACAGTAACGGCAACAACACCTATGTCTACGGCAGATATTGCTTCAAGTTTTGGAGCATCATTTGATGATGCAAATCAACCACCACAAGACACCAATACACCACAAGCAATTGGTGGACGCAACTGTCCACATGGTCGCATGACAGCTATCCAAGGAATGGGTAAGGATGGAAAACCTTATAAGGGATTCTTCTGTTCAGCCCCTAAGGGTGCATTCGATAAGTGTAAGAACCAGTATGTTGGTATGGCAGATGCTGGTTGGAATACATTTGTCCCAGATTCGGTTAAGTGAAAACTCTTAAACGCTCTATAAATAAAGCGGAGGTGGGGGGAGAACCATTGCCCCCCGCTTTTGCGGCATTTGAAAGAGCAGGAATTATCCTACGCAGGGCAGAGGTAACAGTAATTGCTGGCACTCCAGGTGCAGGCAAGTCATCTATTGCTTTAGCAATGGCAGTCCGTGCAAAACTACCAACACTTTACTTCAGTGCAGATACCAACGCACACACTATGGCTATGCGCTTGATTGCCATGGGAGGAAATATGACCCAAGCATTAGCAGAACAGTTGCTCAAAACAAATCCTGAAAAAGCACACGAGATTCTGCTAATCAATAACCATTTGTTCTGGTCGTTTGAATCAACACCAACGCTTAAAGATTTAGATGATGATGTGTCTGCATTTGAAACAGTATGGGGCAGAAGCCCAACGCTTATTGTTGTAGATAACTTAATGGACATTGCAATGGATGGACATGAAGAGTTCCACGGGATGCGTGCTGCTATGAAAGAACTTAAATACTTAGCGCGTGATACTAATGCAGCATTGTTAGTACTACACCACACCAAGGAAGGCTTTGAAGGTTATCCGTGTCAACCACGGTCAGCCATTCAAGGGTTAGTTAATCAAGTACCAGCAATGGTGCTCACTATAGGACAGATGAAACAAGGAAATGATACTTACCTATGTGTTGCACCAGTAAAGAATCGTTATGGTAAGGCAGACCAAACAGGAAACAACTATGTCAGCCTTGCTTTCAATCCAGAATCAATGTATCTTGAAGATGTTGCGGTCAGATACGAACAGGAAGGGTTAGTGTAATGGCAGATTATATGGTTGAAGTTACATACAAAGTGCGCCATGTATTAAAAGTAGGAACAGATAGTCCTGAATCAGCATTGTCATTTGCTGAAGAACTTATATTAGAAAATACAGATTGGAATGATATGAAATATGACACACTTATTTCTGAATACACTTCAATAGTAAAGGAAAATGTTAATGCCTAAATATAAAATCACATGGGTACAGCACAGTGAAAAAGTAATTCGTGCAGCAACTTTAGAAAAAGCAGAAGAGCGTGCAACTAATTCATTAGGAGGTAAGTGGGAAGTAGAGCGAGTAGAATTAGAAACTGAATGAGTAGCGCAGCCAAAGCTAAGGGTTCAAAGGCTGAATCCGATGTAGTTAAATGGCTAAAGGTTAACGGGTTTCCCTACGCAGACCGCAGAATTGCGGGTGCACAGTTAGACAAGGGAGATATCAGTGGTGTCAATGGCGTTACAATAGAGGTTAAAAACCACGCCCGCATGGACTTGAGCGCTTGGGTAAAAGAACTAGAAGTAGAAATAAAAAATGATAGCGCTTGGACAGGAACAATTCTTCACAAGAGGAAAGGTAGAAGCGATGTTAACGAATGGTATTGCACTATGCCAGCCAAAGTATGGGTTGAACTTATACGCAGGATTATAGATGGAAAAACATAGCATTGGTGACTATCTAAATTATCTAGGAGCCACCGTGCCTGCTATGGGGCACGGATGGCGTAAAGTTAAGTGTCCATTTCATGAGGATTCTCACGCATCTGCTGGAGTAAACTTTGAAAAAGGCAGATTCAAATGTCATGGATGTGGTGTTAGTGGTGATGTATATGATTTAATTATGGAGAGGGAAGGAGGTACATATCTTGAGGCTATCAAATTCGCAGAGAACATTTCTCTTACAGGCAGCAGAAGTATACAGAGCGGATATAAACCAAGCAACACAATACCTAGCGACCAGGGGACTCTCGGTAGAAGAAGTAGCACCATTCCATCTAGGAGTAGTAGCTCGTCCCCTTCCAGGACACGAAGGGTACACGGGTAGATTAGCAATACCTTACATCACACCCTCAGGTGTGGTTGATATAAGATTCAGAACTATACAAGATGCTGACCCAAAGTATATGGGTATGCCAGGTGCTAGGACAACAATGTTTAATGCTCAAGCAGTACTAACAGCAGGCTCATACATATGTGTAACAGAGGGAGAGATAGATTGTATAACTCTATGTGCTAAAACAAATCATCCAGCCATAGGAATACCAGGAGCAAACAATTGGAAATCTTACTACTCTAAAATCCTAGATGATTTTGAAACAGTTATCATCCTAGCGGATGGAGATTCAGCAGGTCTAGAATTTGGTAAGAAGATTACCCGTGAACTAGGTAATGTAAATATAGTTCAGATGCCAGAAGGGCATGATGTTAATTCTATTATCATACAAGAAGGAGTAGAGTTTATAGATGAGCGAATCAAACGAATCATTTCAGGATGAAGATATCAATGAAGAGATATGGGATTTTATTAAATATCATCCTCGCATCGCAGGTATACCAATTGCAGATAACAAAGGGTTAGATATATTAAATGCCTTACGAGATGTATGGAAATTAAATACAGTTAAAGAAAAGAATGCAGCTCTAACTGTACTGGCAGATGTAATCTTATCAGCCGCACAGGGTAAGCCAAGTAAGATACTGGAAGAAGTATTGGTGCAAGAAGCACTGATAACATTTGATAAAGGAATTGAGGCGGTATTAGATGAAGGACGCTAGATATGCAGCAGATATAACAGATGAATTGTTAGATATTCTCTACTCTAAACATAAAGATTATGGCCCATTAAACATAGCACTGGCCCCAGGAGGGCCTATGAATGGCTTACGGGTCAGGATGTATGACAAACTAGCCAGACTAAACAACCTAGTAGATACTGGCGACACGCCAAATTATGAATCAATCGAAGATACCCTTATAGATATGGCTAACTATGCAATAATAGGGCTCATGGTACAAAGGAATCAATGGGCTGGCATTGCAGAAGAAGTAGATAAAGATTAATTAATGGACGACTCATTTGCTACAGAGTATGAGTCACTTGTCCATGCCTTATCATATGAATACTTTAGAAAATATTCTATGGTTGAGCCAGCAGACATATCCCAAACACTATGGGAATGGTTTGTTACCCATGAAAGTAAGTTAAAAGAATGGTCAGAACTAGATGATAAAAGCAAAGAGAAATTAATTGCTAAGTCTTTAAGGAATGCAGCACTCAAGCATTGTGAAAAAGAAAAAGCAAAGATACTAGGGTATGAATTTGCAGACATCTATTACTATGATGCCTCAGTTGTAGAAGTTTTCCTTCCAGGTATCATTGCAGAAACATATGAAATACCAACTAAGATTAAAGACTTAGGTCTTAACTCTAGTAAGTCTGAAATATCAGATGGCAATAACTGGCTAGTACTCAGGTCAGATATTGCAGCAGCATACTACAGACTAACAGAACAGAAACAGAATGTACTGAAAGTAAAGTTCAGTGGAGAATCAACAGACTGGCAGAAGGCTGCAGATGAATTAGATACCACACTTGATGGTGCTCGCATGAAAGTACAGCGTGCAATTAATTCTCTTATACGAAATCTTGGTGGTTGGAAACCACAGTTAGAAATAGATATAGTAAAGGATGCAGATGGAAGAACAGATTAAATATATACGGGAACTTCTACATCCAAAAGACTATAGCCGTTCAATAGATTTACGAGACACAAAGCTAGGTACTATATGTATATGCGGATGTGAACTATTCATTGCTCTCGTAGCCTTTGATGAATACAAAGAGATATCATTCTATTTTTTAGATGGTGAATGTGCTGATTGTGGTTCAATGGTTACTCTACCCTACCCAGATAATGAAGGAAATGATTGTGCCTGATTATGATTTTAAGTGTGTAACTTGTAATATAACTATAGAGTTACAAGACAGCGCACCAATACCATGTTCGTTTTGTGGGTTAACAATGGAGCGTGTATGGTCGGCAACACCTGTCCACTTTAAAGGTGGCGGGTTCTACTCAACAGGAGGTTAGATGAAAGACTATCCAATATTTAGTGGAACACCAGCATGTGCTGAGACAGACCCAGAGATGTGGTTTCCAGTAGATGGCAAGAGCAAGATGTATCTTGAGCCTGCATTATTAGAAAGAATCTGCACCACTTGTGAAGTAAAAGAACAATGCTTTAACTATGCTTTGAATCATGCAGTTAGTGGATACTGGGCAGGAACTACTGGAACAGAGAGACAAAGAATGAGAAGCAAATTAAATATTAAAGCCATACCATTGATAGATTCTACCTATGAGTAAACTATCTGACTTTGATTTAGACCTAGCCACAGGGCAAGAGGGAGAACAACTTGTTCATGACCTGCTTACTGGTGGCAAAACTATTGAAGTCAAGACAGATTTAAGATGGAAAGAAACAGGCAACCTATATATAGAAACAGTTTGCTGGTCACACAATAATCATGAGTGGTATCCGTCAGGTCTATCAGCCACAAAGGCAAACTACTGGGCGTTTGTAATAGAAAGTGGGACTCTATTAGTCCCAACAGACATCCTTAAATCAGTGGTTACGGTCAGGGGTAGGGCAATCAATTGCAACATCCAACCTAACCCCAGCAAGGGCTATCTTATCAAGGTAGAAGACATACTAGATGGGCTAAAAGGTTTGTAGTCTCACCACTACAATGCAGAAAAGCCCCCGCTCTGGTTAGGGGAAGACCAGGACGGGGGTTATCTATGCTCTAAGGGGCACTGTAAGGCTTTTAAAGGGCTACTCTGCTGGAGTATTTGAACCTATACCATAGGACTTTTCGTTTTTATCTGCCCACTTAGCCAGTGGAGCAGCCAGAGAGCCAATCAATACTGCATACTCAGGTGATACATCCATAGCAAGGGCTATGCCCATGGTGATAGCAGAAGCTAGGACAGCACGAAGATAAGACATGAATGCAGCCTTAGTCTTTGGGTCTTTCAGTTTAGCAATTAGGTCTTTCATTCGGTACTCCATTTCGGTCTGCCGTATCCAGCAATGAATACAGGTAGGTTCTTTTTATTCTTGGACTTATAAGCCCGTACTTTCTTAGCAACTTCTCCGCCATTGGCTTGACTACCAGTAGGTTTAGTGTCGGGTGAAGTGTTACCTTCTATGGTTACTACTAATCCATCTGCTTCTTTAACTTTAATAACAATTCCCACATGTTCAATTGCTGCTCCACCTGGAAAGTCAAAGAAAACTATATCCCCTATGGCTGGGTCTGTCTTATCTATCCATTGTTTCTTGCTTTTAAATGCAACCACACCTGAGGGTGTGTAAACAACACTAGGAATCTTTAATCCTATCTTATCAGCACACCAGTTAACAAAGTATCCACACCATGGTTGACCATTGTTCTTGTTATACTTAACCTTATTGTCTGGAACTTCTATAATTCCTACCTCACCCTTGGCAACTTTAATAAAGTCTTTAACAGTGCACGGGATTCTATTAGTCGGCATTTTTTTCCTCCCCTTTCTTTTTCTTTTAAATAACTTTATCTTCATTCATCATCTTCCCATTCATCTGGGTCTATGGATGGATTAGGTAATCCCCATACTGGTAGCGGTGTAATTGTTGACATTATTTCCTATCTAGTAACATATCTATTACTTCATCTACTCTATGTTCCAGTCTGTTGACCTGGTCCTTGAGCGAATCTCCTCCATTGGGGCGAAGTTCGTATAGGTAATGCTTAACCATCCATCTTATTGTTCCAGCAAATGCTGTTACCATTGCAATAATTGCTAAGATGAGTGAAGCCCAGTTCATAACTGTCATTATACTGTCCTTACGGTTATCTCTATAACGCCACCAAAACCATCAAAGCGTTTATCAGGTGGTGTCATACGAGTGAATGTAACTTGCTCTATTACTGCTTGTTGTGATTCTCCTGTTGTCAAGTCTTGCCAAGTCAGAACATCACCTGTCTTTTCAATCTCTTCCAACAGTTGAATACGAGCGTATGCTCTACCTTCATAGCCAACTACGGTATTGAAC